AAAAAAGAAGAGATCAAAATCACCCCCCGTCAATGGGAGGCGATTCAAGCAGGAGCAATCACCAACCACAAATTAACCGCTATCCTTCAGAACGCCGACCTTGATAAAGTCAAGGAATTGGCGACGCCTAAGGATAGGCCAGCTATGTCTGACAGCAAGAAGAACACAGCTATCAGTATGCTTCGAAATGGTTACAACCAAGCCGAAGTCGCTGGCGCACTCGGGGTGTCTGTTTCAACGCTCAAGAGAAGCCTGTCTCTAGGTGATGAGTGATGAACGAACACATGCTCTCCACTGCAGACAATCCCTTCAGTCCAGTCACCCAGTTCGAAGAATGGAATGTATGGGACCAGTCTGCTGGTTACAACACACTCGCTTACCTAGCCCGTGTTGTTGCAACGTCCGACGAACTACCCCCAGTTCTACAAAACCAGGCCATCGAAGACGCGATAGATGAAGTCGTCTCTGAGAACAACGGCCTGTACATCAAGGTTCCTGTGATCGACTTACCATCGTCGCAGTGAACAATTAGTTGAAGTACTCATCGTGTGCCGCCCAGCCACCCTGCCACCCAGCCCTGCCTGCCACTCGGTCGGTCGTGCTAGGTCTAGTGGTCGGACATCAGTCAGCTCTTGCCGAGTTGATTGATTTGGCTCACGATGAGTACTTCAACTTGTAGTTTTCTTTTCATAACAAAATGAATGTCATGTCCAGTGTCATGGGTCCTCCAGGAGTCCCGAAAGACGGGGGGAGGGGTCTTGACATTTTGGACCCCCCTATGCATCGCCTGTCCACCAAAAATAGCCCCGAAGGCACTTTTTGGTGAAGCAAAGTGATCTTCCCCGCCCCGAAACCCCACCCCATCTGGTTTAAAGCCATGGAAAGGAGTTGAAAACCATGCCGAGAAAAGTCGGGGGCTCTAGTTCTAGGCCACTTGGACCGGCTATGACTCCCGAGGGCCGAGAAAATCAGCTGGTTTCGCTTGCATCAGACCTCGCAGAGAAGCAACTTCGTGAAGGAACGGCCTCTGCGCAGGTGATCTCGCACTATCTTAAACTTGGTTCCTCTCGAGAGAAGCTTGAGCAGGAACGTCTGCGTCATGAGAACGAACTTACTGCCGTAAAAATTGCTGCCATTGCTAACCAAGCGAAGACGGAGGAGATGTACAGGGACGCACTCAATGCGATGCGTACCTATGCTGGACAAGAGCCCTTAGAAATCGAGAACGACTACGATGATTAGGACCTACTCCGAACTTCGTAGACTAGAAACCTTGGAAGATCGTTTCAACTACCTCAAGCTTCACGGACAGGTAGGCGGCACGACCTTCGGTTTCGACAGATTCTTAAATCAACGATTCTACGCATCCCATGAATGGAAGCAAGTTCGCCATCATGTTATCGTTCGCGACGATGGATGCGATCTAGGCGTTGGCGGTTATGAGATCCACGATCGGATCTACATCCATCACATGAATCCCATGACCGTCAGCGACCTAGTTGAATTCAATAGAGAGATTCTCGATCCGGAGTTCTTGATCGCGGTCACTCATACGACACACAACGCCATTCATTACGGAGACGCGAAACTTCTACCAAGACTTCCCGTCGAACGTAGGCCTGGTGATACAAAACTTTGGTGAGGAATTAGAACGTGACTACTATTGCTTACGACCAGCCGATCGAGGATCTCGTTTCGGCTCTCAGCGCTACCGGCCATGTGACGCATCAGTCTTTCACCAAGACTTCTGTCACAATCCACCACAATGGCGGTGTGGCCAACACTCATGAGGATGTTCTGAACACTTGGCGCACTCGTGAGGCTTCGGCTCATTTCGATGTCGACGTTCACGGCGCAATCGCTCAGTTCGTTGACGTTCATGAGTACGCTTGGGCCACCGGCAACACTCAGGGCAACGAATCTTCGATCAGTATCGAGATGGCCGATGCTTCTGGTTCTCCATCTTGGGAGATTGCTGACGCGACTTGGAAGTCTGCTGCTCGTCTGGCCGCTTGGCTTTTCCATCACGTCATCGGTGCTCGTCCGAGTAACGAGAATGTGTTTCCGCACAAGCACTGGGTGTCTGACGACTGCCCGGGTCCTTGGGCGCTGGACCACTGGGACGAGATCGTCGCAGAGATGCAGCATCAGTATGACCTGATGTCTGGAACTCCTTCGGTTCCTTCGAACCCACCGTCCAATCCGCATCCGTCGATGCAGGGTGCTCCGCCGATTTCTCTGAAGATCATTCAGATGTGTGCCCACGAGGACCCGCCGAAGCCTCAGGGCGCCACCACCAACTACAACCAGGTGATCTGGGTTCAGAACGCTCTCGTTCTCGAAGGTCTTCTGAGTGGCACCGACAGGCGATGGGGTCGTGGTGCTTTCGGCACGATGACGAAGACCGCTTACGAGGGTTGGCAGCGTCGTCTTGGTTACAGCGGTTCTGATGCGGATGGTATTCCCGGTATGACATCGCTTTCGAAGCTCGGCGCCAAGTGGGGATTCCACGTCGTCGCCTGATAGTTGATGAAAGGAGGCGTCCCACGTGCCTAATAGCATTCTTGATGATGTCAAGAAACTTCTTGGTATAGATCCGTCTTATACGGCATTCGACACTGATGTAATTATTCACATCAACTCTGTATTCACTATTCTTCATGATCTGGGAATCGGTCCGACCGATGGTTTCATGATCATGGATAACACGGTTACGTGGGATGCCTTTGTCGGCACAGATTTGAACTTGAATTCGATTAAGAGTTACTTCTTTCTTCGAGTCAGAATGCTTTTCGATCCACCGACAACGTCATTCGTAATCGAGTCAATGAACAAGCAAATAGAAGAACTCGAATGGCGTCTCAGCGTCAAGCGGGAAGGGGAATCATGGACCGATCCGAATCCTCCTCCACCCACGTTCCCGGAAACGGAACCGCCGTGGTGGGAGATATTCTAACTCATCACGGTGTCAAGGGGATGAAGTGGGGTGTTCGAAAGGACTATGGCCACGAAGGCGAGCAGGCCAAGACCAAGAAGATCGCCAAGCTTGACAAGAAGTTTGAGAAGAAAGCCGACAGGCTTAACAACCACATACTTCTCCATAATTATGCAGCACAACAAATGAATAGCCATGAGCTGCATCGTATCAACAACAAGCCGGAATACAAGAACGTTGATTTTACCAAAGCTCGTGGTGAAGTCGTAGCGAAGTACGCACATGAAATTCAATCGACCTATGTCAAGCACCTCCGTGAAGGAGCTGCCAAGATGGGTACGAATGCTTCTGGAACCAAGAAGTATGTGATTGATGCTAATCCGGAAAACGATAGTTGGCATGTTTCTACAGCCGATGTTGCTCATTCTGACATTGCCTATAAGGTTAATCTTAAGAAGGGCCCTAAGGGCCACATTCTTTCTCTAGGCGATGCCGATGCTATGGATGCTGACGAGGATTCTACTGATTCTATGAAGCAGGGTATCGAACTCACCGATTTCCTTGCGCACCACGGCGTTCTCGGAATGAAGTGGGGACATCGAAAGGGTTCTTCTGAATCTTCCTCCTCTCATGTTTCTGAAGATTACTCCAAGGCTGAATCGCACAAGCAAACGGTCAAGGAGCACGGAACGCAGGCTCTGTCAAACAAGGAACTCCAGGAACTCGTCACTCGAATGAACCTGGAGCAGCAGCATCGCAACCTTGTCAACAATAGTGCCAAGCCTTCCAAGTTCGAAACCGGAAAGAAGCGCATCGATGCTGTTATTGGCGTCGGGCGCACTCTGAACGATTTGAATAATCTGGCTAAGAGCCCTGTCGGTAAGGCTGTCAAGTCTGGGATCAAGGCTGGGAAGGCTGCTAACGCAGCTAAGAAAATCGCAGAAGCAGCTGCTGAATAGATAGAGGACACAATGGGTCTATCTAATACAGCTGTTCCGATCTATTACGGTGAATTTCGCGACGCGGTCATTCGAGGGGAAATTCCGGTTAACCGGGAAATCTCTCTTGAGATGAACCGAATAGACGCTCTCATTGCCAATCCAAATATCTACTACGATGACAAAGCAGTTGAAGGTTTCATCCTTTACTGTGAGAATGAATTGACACTCACAGATGGAAGCGACCTTCATCTGCTTCCTTCGTTTAAAATTTGGGCGGAACAGATTTTCGGTTGGTATTACTTTGTAGATCGAAGTGTATACCAGCCTTATTCCGATGGTCGAGGCGGCGGAGTTTACATAAACAAATCCATCAAGAAGCGCTTGATAACAAAGCAGTATCTCATCGTTGCACGAGGTGCTGCCAAATCCATGTATGCCGAATGCATACAAAGCTATTTCTTGAATGTCGATACTTCTACTACGCACCAAATTACTACAGCGCCGACGATGAAACAGGCCGACGAAGTCATGTCGCCTTTTCGTACTGCCATCACGAGAAGTCGAGGTCCTCTGTTCAAATTCTTGACAGAAGGATCGCTTCAAAATACAACTGGTTCAAGAGCTAATCGTGTCAAATTGGCGTCAACTAAAAAGGGCGTCGAAAATTTCTTGACCGGTTCTCTGCTTGAAGTCCGTCCGATGTCTATCGCGAAACTGCAAGGTCTTCGACCAAAGGTTTCAACGGTTGACGAATGGTTGTCTGGGGACATTCGAGAAGATGTAGTCGGTGCGATCGAACAAGGAGCTTCAAAACATGACGATTATCTGATTGTTGCCATCAGCTCCGAAGGAACTGTTCGAAACGGTAGCGGAGACACAATCAAGCTTGAATTGGCCGACATTCTGAAAGGTGACTATCAAGCACCTCACGTTTCAATTTGGCATTACAAACTTGATGATCTAACCGAAGTATCAAATCCAGAAACATGGCTTAAGGCCAATCCGAATCTTGGAAAGACGGTCACATACGAAACGTATCAGTTGGATGTCGAAAGGGCAGAAAACGCTCCTGCTTCAAGAAACGACATTCTGGCCAAGCGATTCGGGATTCCGATGGAAGGCTACACCTACTTCTTCACTTACGAAGAAACTCTGCCGCATCGAAAGCGTGAATTCTGGAGAATGCCGTGTGCTTTGGGCGCTGACCTTTCCCAGGGCGATGACTTCTGTGCTTTTACATTTCTGTTCCCTTTGCGAGAAGGTTTCGGAATTAAAACTAGAAGTTACATCACTTCTTTGACGTTGATGAAACTTCCTGGCGCTATGCGTCAGAAATATGATGAGTTCATCAACGAAGGAAGCCTGCACGTGCTCGAGGGAACAGTGCTCGACATGATGGAGGTATACGACGACCTTGACGCGTTCATTCTGGAGTCAGAATATGACGTACGTGCTTTGGGATTCGACCCGTACAACGCGAAAGAATTCGTTACCCGCTGGGAAGCTGAGAACGGCCCCTTTGGGATCGAAAAGGTTATACAGGGTGCAAAGTCGGAGTCCGTACCGCTGGGGGAACTTAAGAACCTAAGCGCCGAACGTCTGCTTCAGTTCGACCAAGCACTTATGACATTCGCCATGGGTAACGCCATCACCATGGAAGATACAAATGGTAACCGAAAGCTTCTCAAGAAGCGAATGGATGCCAAGATCGACAATGTAGCTGCAATGATGGATGCCTATATTGCTTGGAAGGCTAACAAGGAGGCGTTTGAATGAGCAAGTATTACGGAGATGAAGAGAAGCCTTCTTTGGAGTCTCTGATTCTGGAACATCATGGTGTTGTTGGTATGAAGTGGGGAGTTCGGCGGGAACGCGAACTTGAATACCACAAGTCTATCGCTGCTGGTAAGGGTAGCCGTCGTCAGAGACTTAATTACGGAATGAATGTGGCCAAGATGCATGAGATGGTTAGGCATGGAGGCGATATTCAGAAGGTTGCCGCAGCCAGAGTTGCGAAGCTCGAAGCTCAAAAGTCCCGGTATGAAGCAGGTAATGCCACCGCTAGGGATAACCTTCGAAATCTTCGTAAGAACGTTGGTGCCAGTCCTTATCAGATAGTCACACGGGGCAAGGTCAAGAATCTAACTCAGAGTTAACGAATTCTAAGCATGTACCCCCGAAAGGAGGTGAAGTATGGGTTTTCGATCGTTTGTGAAGCACGCATGGAATGCGTTTACCAATTGGGATGAAAATTATCAGGCAGTTCAAACTTACGCCGGTGGTTCTACCTTTGGGGTGTATCCCGGTCGAACTAGGTTGAACTTTTCAAATGAACGATCGATGC